CAGCGCCTGATCGAGGATGGGTACTGCCTGCCCGCCGAAGAAAGCCGCCTGCTACGGGCCGCAAAAGCCCTGGGCAAGATCGAGTTCGTCAAGGTGGGGGGCTGATCATGTGGTTCACATCCTCACACGGCACGATCGAGATCGAGATGACCCTGGCCCAGGCCCAGTCGGCCACACACCCAGGCCCATGCGACAGCGATGTCCTAGCCCTGTCCAACCACCGCAAGATCCGCCGCCAGTTGGAGCGCATCGATGCCGAGGCACTGCGCAGGGAACTGCGCGAGTACGGCGCCTGGGATGACCAGGAACTGGCCGATCACGAGCAGAACCTCCAGCGCATCCTCTGGATCGCGGCAGGCGACATCGTCGAAAACCACTGGAGCAGATCATGAGCCTATACACAGACCTGGTCGATGCTGGCATCGAGGTCAGCAACTGGCAGTCGGACCTGTATTTCCCGGTGTCGTTTGAGTCGATGGAGATCTTGGCCAAGTACCCAAAGCAGACGCGCACGCTGTTCAAGTCAAACATCGATGGCCGTCCCATGGTCGAGGCGCCGTTCGCATTTGACCCGTACTGGGATTCGAAAGTTGTTGACACTGCGTCAACGAAATAGATTATAATTTCAACAGTTCACCACAAGGAGATACAAATGGCAGACATCAGCATCCACAACACCAAGTCGATCGAGATCGGCGAACTTCGTGAAGTTGACGGCACGCGCCCGTTCTTCACTCGCGACATCACCATCACCGACGAGCGTGGCCACACCATCACCATCACCTGCTACGCCAACAGCGAGGAAGGTGAGGAATTGAAGGTGTCGCTGTGAAGCGCACTCACTACATCGCCGAGATCGAGCACCGCATCAGCGGCATCCCGTGCTTGATCGGCGTCACCGATTACGAGGGCTACACGCCCGCGTATGTCTCGGGTCCACCAGAGAACTGCTACCCGTCCGAGGGTGGCTATGGCGATTACGAGATCCTGGACCGCAAGGGCTACCGCGCAAAGTGGCTCGAGCGGAAACTCACAAGCAAAGAAGAAGACCTGGTCCAGCAGGCGATCTTCGAATACATGGAGAACGACTGATGAGCATCCAAACCATTCCAATTGAAAACCAACATCAATGGCTCACCGAGCGGGCCAAAGATGTCACCAGCACCGAAGTGTCTGCGCTCTTTGGCTTGTCGCCTTACCTTACCGAGTTCGAACTGTTTCACCAGAAGCGCGATTCGGTCGTGGTCAAGATCGAGCCAAACGAACGCATGAAGTGGGGCAACCGCCTCGAGTCGGCCATTGCGCATGGCGCCGCCGAAGACATGGGCTGGAACATCGCGAAGTTGAATGTGTACATGCGCGACCAGGCCGCACGCATTGGCTCGAGTTTTGACTTTGAGATCAAGTCCAGCGCCAACGGCCCAGGCATCCTCGAGGTCAAGAATGTCGACTGGGTCCAGTATCAGAAGTCATGGATCGATGACGGCGCCGGGAACATTGAGGCGCCCGAGCACATCGAGTTGCAGGTCCAGCACCAGATGGAAATCAGCGGCTTTGAGTGGTGCGCGATCGTGGCACTTGTCGGAGGCAACGAGCAAAAGATCGTCCTCCGAAATCGCGATCGGGACATTGGCAAAAGTATACGCGAGAAGACCGGCGAGTTCTGGAATCGCGTCCTGCAAAACCAGCCGCCAAGTGCCGACTACACCCGCGACGCCGAGTTCATCATCAAGCAGTTGCGCAACCAGGCCGACGAAGGTTTGGTGGCCGAGGCAGACCCTGAACTTGAGAACATGATCAAGCAATACGAGTTCGTGCGCAAAGAAGCCAGCGACCTCGAGAAGATGAAGGAACAGCGACGCGCCGAGATCCTCGAGCGAATTGGCCGCGCCAGCAAAGTCCTCACCAGTTTTGGCTCGCTATCGACGGGGCAAGTCAAAGGCCGCTCGGGCACTCTCATCACGCCTGAGATGGTCGGCACAGTCATCGGCGCAACCGAGGGCTATCGCAGTTTCCGTTTTTATCCCAAGAAGGAGAAGTAACCATGGCAACCGAGCAACGCATCTACAAAGTCACCAGCAACGATAAGGCCTACCTGGTGCAGGCCATCAGCCAGGCACAAGCACTGCGTCACATCGCAGGCCGCATGTACCAGGTCGAGGCCGCAAAGCCGATCGATGTCGCCACGCTCATGAGCAACGGCATCAAACTCGAGGTGGCCAGCACCATCCCCGAGCAGGACCAACTGAAATTTGAAGGAGCGCAAGCATGACTACCAGCACCGAACTCACGCCGATCGAGGCGATGCGCGGCACCCTCGTGAAGATGCAACCAGAATTTCAGGCCGCACTGCCTCCGCAGATCCCGGTCGAAAAGTTCATCCGCACCACGCTGACCGCCGTGCAAATGAACCCTGAACTGCTTGGCGCCGATCGCCGCAGTCTGCTGGGCGCATGCATGAAGGCCGCACAAGATGGCCTGCTGTTGGATGGCCGCGAGGCCGCGCCAGTAATCTTCCGCACCAAGGAAGGCCCGAAGGTGCAGTACATGCCCATGGTCGGCGGCATCTTGAAGAAGATCCGCAACTCGGGCGAACTGGCCAGCATCAGCGCACATGTGGTCTACAGCAATGACCAGTTCGAGTACGAACTCGGCGACAACGAGAACATCATCCACAAGCCTTTCCTGGGCGAGGATCGCGGCAAACCGATTGCAGTCTATGCCGTGGCCAAGACCAAGGATGGCGCGATCTACCGCGAGGTGATGAGCGTGGCCGATGTCGACAAGGTCCGCCAGGCAAGCCGCGCCAAGGACGCTGGCCCCTGGGTCCAGTGGTGGGATGAGATGGCCAAGAAGACCGTCATCCGACGCATGGCCAAGCGCCTGCCGTCCAGCGCCGATGTCGACCAGGTTCTGGCCAGCGACAACGAGGCGTCAGGATTCGTCCAGATCGAGCGCAGAGACGCGATCAACATCACGCCTATGCCAGAGGCCCAGCAAGCCCCTCTGAGCCGCCTGAAGGCCTCCATGGGCCAGCCGGTGGACGAGGCTATCGACCAGGCAACTGGCGAGATCACACAAGCGGAGGTGGCCAATGTCCCAACTGCTGACGCCTAAAGAACTGTGCGAGCGGTGGAAGGTCGCCGACAACACCCTGCGCAAGTGGCGGGTGGCCAATGTCGGACCGACCTACATCAAACTGGGCGAGGGTCGCAACAGCGAGGTGCGGTACCGCCTCGATGATGTCGAGGCCTTCGAGCGCACGAATCGATTCGTGACCGACAACAAGTGAGGAAAGCCATGAGGAACAGAATGATCACCATCCTGATTGTCTGCTCCCTTGGCTGGATCAGTGGGTGTGCAAGCGATAAGCCAAAGCCACCCACACCAGTCGAGCAGGAGTTGATTCTTGACAAACAAATTCACTCGATGAGCCGCAACGAGGTCATCACTGCGGTGCGCGAATGTGAATCAACAGGCCTTCGTGCCGTGATGATGTATGGAAAACGCAAGGTCAATGGGTACTCGGCAGACATCGTTATCGATGTCACCTGCGCACCCAAGTAAAAAAACCCCAGGGCGCAAACCCTGGGGCTAACCGTCGTGAAGGAGAGTTGGCAACTGCTGACTACGACGGAATGGAGACAACCTACACAATTTCAAAATGGGGGCCGTCAATGAACGGCCTTTTGTTTTGCCTGCGACGCTCATCGATGTAGTACATCATGGCCTCTTCCATCGTGCCGCGCCACATGCGGATGTCAGGCACATTCCAAGCGGCGCCCCAGCGGATCGGCACATTGCGCTCGATCGCGGCCTGCTTTATGGCGTCGGCGATGTTGTCGTACAGGTTGAGTTCCCAACTGATGCGGCCATCGAGGTAGGCCACCAGGTCAACGGCCAGGCCTTCGACATGCTTGCCGCCGTACTTGATCTGGCTGGCGCCCTTCTCAAACAATTCGATCTGGCGCTCTGGCGTGCGCAGTCCTTCAGTCACACCGAAGTCGACAGTCGTGATCTCGATCGCACGACACACGACATCGACCAGTCGATCGTCAACGCCATCGAGGCGCTCGATGCTTCTCTGTGACAGTTTGAATCCGCTCATCGTGGCCAGGCCTGGTTCAGCGTTCTTGAATCAAGGGCGTGTCCGTCAGCATCTTTTGCCATCTCTTCAAGTCGTCCGACACACTCTTGGAATACGGTTGAGAGGGTTGCGGCGTAGTCGCGGGCGGAGGGGCAGGTGGCGGTGGGCAAACCACGGGCGGTGTCATTGACTTGCTTGCGCACCCGCTCAAGATCATTGCGAGCATCAGTAGCGGCGCGAGCATTGCGCTGTGCGATTTTGTTTGCCTCATCGATGGCCTCCTGTTTCTTGCGCTCCATGGCCGTGTACTTGGCCAGTGCGTCAGCGTTTGCTTGTGCGATCTGTCGCTCATGGTCGGCGACCATCTTGTCCATCTTCGAAGTCAGGCGCCATCCGTTCACGGTCCACCCGGCCATACCGGCCAGGGCCAGTGCCACGATAGCGATCAGTGCCTTCAGTTTGATGTCGAGCATTGTTTGTCCACTTGTCGTCTACGGTCGCAAACCCAATGTACGCGCCCACCACAGAACCCACGAAAAGGTAGAACGCGCCAGCGACGCTTCCCAGTTGAGCAGAGTCGGTGACGAGAA